TGATGTAGTGGAACTCGATGTTCCTGCTATCAGTCAGCACGGTGATATCTGGCAGCTGGGAGACCACCGACTCATGTGTGGCGATGCAACCAGCAGCGAGGATGTAGCAAAGCTCATGGACGGGGAGCTTTCTGACATGATCTTCACAGATCCTCCCTATGGGGTGAGCTACAAGGGCACAAACAACCCCAACGGGAGAGAATGGGAGATCATTGAGGGCGATACGCTTCGAGGGGATGCGCTTTACCATTTGCTCTACGGATCGTTCCAGCAGCTGTACGCCTTCTCCAAAGAAAACCCAGCGGTTTACGTGTGGCATGCCTCGAGCACCCAGATGATCTTTGAGACTGCACTGAACGATGCAGGATTTGAAGTCAAAGAGCAGATCATCTGGAACAAGGGCATGGTGATGGGCCACTCAGACTATCACTGGTCCCATGAGCCGTGCTTTTATGCCAGGAAGAAGGGCAATAACAATAGCTGGTTTGGCGATAGAAAACAGCGGACCATCCTCCGGCAAGTTGAGATCGACTTCGAGAAGTTCAAGAAGGCTGAGCTCATTGAGATGCTTTCTTACTTCCGAGATGAATCAACAGTCTGGGAGATTCGAAAAGACTCAGCTCAGACCTACGTACACCCCACACAGAAGCCAGTGGACCTGTGCATGAAGGCAATCAGAAACAACACCACCATTAAGCAGAACAAGGTCCTGGACCTCTTCTCAGGATCAGCCTCCACGATCATAGCCTGCGAGAAATCACACCGTCAGGCCTATGCCATGGAGATTGATCCGCAGTACGTGGATGTGGGAGTCCAGCGCTACATCAGGTGGTGCAAGGAGAATGGGATAGATCCTGTGGTGCTACGAAACGGAGAGCCCTGGACCATGGATGATACTACTAACCGGGAGGATGAATAATGCCAGCGGGACGGCCGAGAAAGTACACGAAGAAGCTGCTCAAAGAAATTGAAGAGAAGATCAACGCCTACACTGATACCACGCCGCTTCCGGTCCTTGCAGAGTGCGCCTATGAGCTTGGGATGCACCGTCAGCAGCTGTATGAATTCCCGGAATTGAATGACGCTATCAAAAAATTGATCACCAAAAAGGAGTCTGTGCTCGAGAAAGGAGCCCTTTCAGGCAAATTAAACGCAAGTATGGCCATCTTCTCACTCAAGCAGATTGGATGGAGCGACAAGCAGGATGTCAGCCACTCAGGACACATTGATGGAAGCAACAAGATAGAGATCTATCTACCAGATAACAGAAGGGAGGAGTAGAAGATGGTATTGCATACAGAGGATGCAGATATTCACGTTGAGCTTACAGAGGAGTTAGAGGATCTTGCCAGGATGATTGATGACGATGAGAAGATGATGGAGATCCTGAAGAACTTTGCTGGGATCAATCTCTATTTCCCGCAGAAGATATCCAAGGCAATCGAGCATGAGAAGATCTGGAATGACTATCAGAGTCTGTGCTCCAGGCCCAATATCCCCAAGATGCGGGTGCTCACGATCCTAGAAGAGCGCTACGGGATCAGTAAACGCTGGATCCATGAGATTGTAACTCGACATCAGCTTGCAACCTAAGTAACACCAGTGCTCATACGACCGCAAGAGGGGCCGCAGGAGGCCTTTTTATCAACACCAGCAGACATCTGTATCTATGGTGGGGCTGCAGGAGGAGGGAAGTCATACGGACTGCTGCTTGAGCCGCTTCGCCATGTGCACACTCCTAAGTTCTCAGCTGTCATATTCCGCCGGTTTGCAGATGAGATCACGATGGAGGGAGGGCTGTGGGAGGTCTCACAAGATCTCTACCCACACTTTGATGCAATACCGGTGGCAACTCCCATTCACCAGTACCGGTTCCCCACTGGGTCGGTGATCTCCTTTCGTAACTTTGACCAGGAAAAGAAGAAACACAAGTTCCAGGGGGCTCAGATCCCCTTAATCGAGTTTGACGAGCTCACCCACTTCTCAGAGTCGATGTTCTGGTACATGTTATCGCGTAACCGCTCTACCTGCGGCATCAAGCCCTACATGAGAGCCAGCACAAACCCTGATCCTGACAGCTGGATCCTTCCATTCATCTCCTGGTGGGTAGATCAAGACACAGGCTTCCCGATCAAAGAGCGCAGTGGGGTGATCCGTTGGTTTATCAGGCAGTCAGGGGAGATCATCTGGGCAAACTCCAAGGAAGATCTACAAAGAAAGTATCCAGGCTGCCACCCGAAGAGCTTCACCTTCATTCCCTCATCGGTGTTCGATAACAAGATCTTGCTCGATCAGGACCCAGGGTACCTGGCGAATCTCAATGCGTTGCTCGATTACGAGCAGAAACGGCTCATGGGAGGCAATTGGTTTGCTCGTCCCACTGCAGGTGAGATCTTCAAGCGGCAGTACTTTGAGATCCTGGACCCGGTAGAGATCCCTCCAGCCCAGGTTGAGGTGCGTTTCTGGGACCGTGCTGCAACCAATCCCAGTGAACTCAACCCTGATCCTGACTGGAGCGCAGGTATCAAGCTCAGGAAGGGGGTAGATGGCAGATTCTACATCATGCATGCCTCCCACTTCAGGGGCGAGCCCTACGATGTTCAGCGAGCGATCAAGAACATGGCATCCCAGGATGGACGGATGACCACAATCGGCCTGTGGCAGGACCCGGGTAGTGCAGGGAAGTACGAGGTCAAAGATTACGTACACCATCTTATGGGATTTGATGTGCAGTATTACCCCCAGACGAAGAACAAACTCAGCTACTGGAAGCCCCTGGCCGTCCAGGCGAAGGCCGGCAATGTGAAACTTGCCCGAGGGGAGTGGAATGAATCCTTCCTCCGGGAGCTTGAGGGAGTCACTGACGGATCACAGCCAGGACATGATGACCAGGCTGATGCTGCAGCTGGGGCATTCTTGTTACTTACAGACGGTGCGCCTACACCGATCCATGTTCCCGATATCGAGAGAGCACACTTTAGGAGTTTACGCATATGAGACGCTACAAGGCCGTATTACAAGAAGATGGCAGACTGAATGACAACCAGATCGTGAAACTCATCAAAGCGAGAGAGCAAGAGATCCCTGATCTGCTCTCGCTGCATAACTACTACCGTGGCAAGAATCCTGCGATCCTGGCAAAAAATGTGACAGAACATCGAAACAGGATCCCCGTACCCTATGGAAGGCTCCTGGTGCGCATTGTCGTGGGGTTTATGTACAAATCAGGACTGATCTCCTATGGGCTCGATGAGGATACCGGAGAGACTACCTACTACTCCCTGATAGAGGATGTGTTCAAAGCAAATCGGGAGGCCGAGCTCAACACTGAGCTGGGAAAAGACCAGACGATCTTCGGGGAGGCTTATGAGCTCCACTATGTCGATAACGAGGAGGGAGAAGATCAGTTTGCCAAGGTGCCGGTGTATGAGTTTATTCCCGTCTACAACTACGACATCAAGCCAAAGCTCATCGCAGGAATCAGATTCTATACTGAGCACGAGGGACAAAGCAAAAAAGTCTTCGTTGAGATCTACTACACCGACCGGGTAGAGCGCTATGAGATGGTGGGATCCTCACTTACTCTGGGTTCAGCCGATGCCCACCCCTACGGCCAGGTCCCTGTGGTGATCTACCGAAACAACGAGGATATCCAGGGAGATCTTGAGCACATCCAGAAACTCATTGATGCCTATGACGTTCTAATCTCCACCTTCCTCGATGATGAGGAGAAGTTTGCAGAGGCTATTCTGCTGCTGTACGGGAAATACCTCGATGAAGAGGCCTTGAGCAAGCTGCAGAAGCTTAGGGTGATCGATGGGCTCAAGGAAAACGATAAGCTCGAGTACCTCACCAAAGACCTCTCAGTATCAGGGCGAAAAGAGCTCCTTGAAATCATTCGTCAGGAGATCCATCGGCAGTCACTCATTCCCGATATGACAGATCCCAGTGCACTCGGTCAGAAGTCAGGGGAGGCGTTCACCTACCTCTTTGCCCTCTTCGAGATGCTTGCAGGGGAGAAGCAGAGCTACTTCGCTCAAGGGTTGCGTAAGCGGATAGAACTGATCACCGCTACATTGAGCTATCCCAAGGGAAAACAGGTTGGGGATCCCAGTGATATCAAGATCATCTTCACACGCAATATCCCGAAAAACCTCACAGCTATCACGGAGATGGTATCAAAGCTCTGGGGAATGGTCAGTGAGCGATCCCTGCTCGAGCAGCTCCCCTTTATTGAGAACCCTGATGCGGAGGTGGAGCAGAAGAGAAAAGAGGATGCTGCCAATATAGAAGAGCGTCCCCTCTCATCAGATGAGGTGCTCAAAGTCTATCAGGACGGGGGCAAGAAGAGCACTCCTGCCGGCCAAAAACGGGCATAGGGGCGTTCCTTGGCTATAAGTAAAGCCACTGGAGGGGGTGCGCTCTTTGACAAGCTCTATGGCGGTATTCAAGCTTCCCTCTACAATCAGCAGCTCACAAGTGAGGAGAAGATCCTCTCCCTGTATGTCCAGGCCTACGAGCAGATCAAAGCAGATCTTGCTGGAGTGTATGCCTCATATGCGAAGGATGGGAAACTCAGCTTCTCAGAGATGAGTAAGTACAACCGCCTGAAAAACCTTGAAGCCCAGGTCTCCTCACACCTCAAACCCATCCTCAAGCGAAAAGACAATCTGCTTATCGATACCACGAAAAAACTCTTCGAAGAATCCTTCTATCAGCACGGCTACGCCATCGACCAGAATGGTGGGTGTGCGCTTAAGTGGGGACTGCTGCGGGATGAGGATGTAGAGGCCCTTGCATTATCTCCGCTTGGAAAGCTCTCTGAGTCGAGATACCTCCAAGGTGACCGAGATCAGGCAGTCTATGCCATCCGTAAGCTCATCACGATCGGGATTGTCAAAGGCGATGATTATCCCAAAATGGCCAGGAGCATACGCGATGCTATGGGGATTGCGAAGCTTCATAGCGGGAAGTATGTTCCATCGAACAAAGGACAGCTCTATAAAGCCCTGCGTATAGCCAGGACCGAAGGGCAACGAGCGGCAGTTGAAGGCCAAAGGAAAGCATATGAGAAGGCTAGTGAGCAGGGGGTGGAGCTCAAAGAGATCTGGGATGCTGCCTTGGATGCGAGGACACGGCCCGAGCATGGAGCACTCGATGGGAAGGAAAAGAAGGAAAAGGGTTGGAAAGTCCCGTCAATCGGGTGGGTAGCAGCTCCCTTGCAGTCAGGGGTAGCAAGTTT